ACGACATCAGGCCATTCAGCGCGGAGACAGTGATTTCCTGGCGGCCGGAAGCCCGATAGGATTCTTCCTCATCCGGTGTCAGGGCGGGCGCCATGTCGTCTATGAGCGAATCATAGGACTCGATCATGTCAACCATCGATGAGGGGTCCTGGATAACCTGGGCCGTCAATCCGTTGATCTGGTTCCCAAGGTGGTCCGTTACAAGCTTCCTCTGGGCCTTGGCCGCCATTTCCCCGGCCCGGTTCGCGAATGAGGTTCTTAGTCCCTCAACGCGAATATCAAGGTCTGCTTTGCTTTCGTCGCTGCCTTCGTGGCTTTCGAGTATTTCCGTCCGGCGACGGGTCAGGAAGTTCCCGAACTCCTGAATAGTCGATTGCGTCGAGAAATCGCCCTCGGTCTCCAGCCTGCGAAGTTCGGCGTTTGCATCCTCATTATACTGGCCAATGGATCTGGCGCGAGCGACGGCTTCTTCCCTGGTCCGTATCCGAAGTTCTGCCTGGGCAAGCCGGTCATGCGCCGTTGCCGCAGCTTGCGCCACGGATTCCGCGCCTTCCGCCAATCCACCGCCAAACACACCTTCAGGGACCGCCACACCGGGATCGCGTGGCGCTGCGACGCTTTGCACGTCACGGCTATCCGGCAGGCCCGGCGTTCTACGGCGTCTCTCCCCGCCATTGCTTCGTATCGGTAGATCAACCGCCATCAGAAATTACCTCTATCGATCATAATCATTTGCCGAAAGCCCCGGAATCCATGCCGCCGCCCACCAACAGGGAACCGGCCCGGAAATACCCCGCCGTCTCGGCGTTCTGTCCCTTCAACTGCTGCAATTGCGCGGATTGTTCCAGCCGGGTTGCGTTCGTCTCACCACCCGCGCGGATTTTCAATGCCTGCAATTCGCTCTCCGCCGCAAAATCCTCGGTTGCGAGCAAAGCAGAACCCGTGCTGCTTTCCACACCGGACGCGCCCAGTACCGCCCGCCTGGTCGCCATCAGCCGGGATTGCTGGCGCCGGAAGTCGCGCTCGTTCGATGCCGCAATCTGGCGTTCGCGTTCGGCCTGCTGGCGCTGCGTCGCTGCCGTAAACTCCGCCTGTTTCTTGGCGGCCTGCCCCTGCTGAACGGCGGCACCGGCCGCGACAACGGCAGCCGCGATAAGAAGTGTGGTTGTTGTTACCGCCATCAGAGCGTTCCCATGTAAACCGTTTCGGCGAGCGATAGCCCGGTTTTGCAATAAAGCCTGTTCACCCCGTCCGGGCTGTTCGCGAGCGCGCGAAATACCGGCACGGCACCACGCGCCTCGATGCGCTTTCGCGCTTCCGTGTACAAAGCCCTCGCCGTTCCGAACGGCGCATCCGCCGCCGCCCACCAGAAAATTTCCTCACCCAGAACAACGTCCCGGTTCCACATGAACGGCGCATACCCGATACCGAGACACCCGGTCAGTTCACCTTCACCGCACACCAGAAGTTCGATGTTTTCCGACGTCACCACCGCCGCAACCGCGTCGGTCAGGGCATCGCCGGTCGCAACCATGTCGGCGAACGTGATACGCGTTGCGAAGTCCCGCATGGCGTCCATGATGGCCAGCGCGTCCCGTTCCATGTCCGCATCCCGCACCTCGATCATGTCAGCGGGTTCACTGTGATTTCAGGGGCAAGGGCAAGCAGGGTGAAGGGGGCCGGCGCATCGGACTGCATGACGATCCGCGCGTCCGTCGTGTATTCCCCCTCGAACTGCAATCGCGCCTCCCCGGAGAACAGCGGCGTTGCAGAATCCATGCCGTCCGACACTTCCCGGAATTCCTTTTCGATAAGGTTGGTGCCGTCCGGCCCGTAGGAAAACACATGGCTGTTCAGGAGAACCGCCGTCACGGCGGAAATACGCTTGATCTTGCCGACCGCCGTTCCCGCAGGGTTGCCCGCTTCGATCTTCAGCGTCTTGAATTTATGCGTGTAGGGCAGGCCCGCATGAATAACCGAGGCTTCGGTATCCAGCGTAAGGCCGCCGCTTGAAACCGTCTCTGACGGGGCCACACCGCCATCCGCCCAGATACGCGCAGACTCCCCTTCAAGGTGATCCAGCCCGGTAATGGCGGAGACTTTCTCCCGCACCTGCCCGTTTGCCGCATATGCCGTAAACGCGCTGCCATCGACCGCCGCGTGAGACGTGCCGCCCGACGTGTAGGCCGTAAAACCCGTTCCATCCACGCCGATTGTGATATTGTCCGCATCCACGACCGAGACGGTGTAATCGTTTCCGTTCAGTTCCGTCATGCCGCCGACATTGAAAAAGGCGATACTCTCGCTGTTCGCATATCCGTGGCCGGGGATTGTCACCTGCACCGGGTTCGTCTGGGTCGCGGCGGTTACGTTCTTTCCGGCATCGTCCGCCAGCGAAAAGCTGCCCGTCGCCACGTCGAAGATGCGATAGGAATTCCCGTTAAGCTCCGCCATGCCTGCAACGCGCGTGATCCGCACATCGGCCCCGTCACTGAACCCGTGCGCCGCAGCACTCACCACAACCGGCTTTGCCGCCGTTGCGCCGGTAATCGTCACCGGGTTGTCAAGGGTAATCAGGCTGTCGCTGAAATACGCATCTTCCTGCGGGTCGCCGTCCTCGAATTCCCGCTCGAATACCTCGACATAGCGTACCGTTGCACCGTTTATGGTCCGCTTGACGATAATCCAGACTTCATCGCGCGATTCCGAACTCTGCACCTGGCCTGAACCGTCGGCCCCCGGAATGACCGTCACCGATTCCACAACCGCGTTTCCACCGAGATACGATCCGCCGATGATATGCCGCGCCCACCCCACAACGTCCTCATCGCGCCGGTAGGTCATGGTCAATAGCTGGCCGTCGCCCCGCACCGCGTAGACAAGGGAATTCGGCTCCTCGGCATAGGCCATTTCGACAATGCCGCCGCGCGTGACGTGCTGAGCGAGCCGGGTCATGTCCGGGGCGCTGTAGCCGTCGATCTCGAACGAAAACCCGAACTCCCGAAGCTTCCGGCGGGCGGTCTGTACGAACAGAACCACGCTCCCCACCCGCACCGGCTGGATTTGCGCCGATCCGTGGGTTGTCTGGCGCCGTACCGCAATATCCAGGGGGGTAAGCACCGCCCCCTGTGCCGACGGCACCCATTCGCCGCCAATGGTCCCGATTGCAAGCGTATCCTCACCGGCGGAAAGCCAGCGGATCGCGTTCACGCTATCGCCGGACAGGGTATAATCAAGCGCGTCATCGTCTTCGGGCGTATCGTCGTTATCGTCGGGCTTGTGGTTTTCGAAGTCCGCCGTCTGCGAGGCCCAGAACGTTTGCGGCCGGTTGTTCGTCGCCGCCACGTAAAGGCGCTGCTCGAAAAACGTGGCCGTCTGCGGATAGCCCGTGGTCCCGGACCATGCGCCCAGGCGCCACCGCGTGTCCGCCGTTGTCCCGCCGAACGCTTCTTTCACATCGACCGTCACCGACGTTGTAGACGCCCGCGCCGTGATAACGCCCCACCCCCAGGCAACACCCGACGAAGGATTGTCCAGCCGTACCAGCCTGCCGATATCCGTTGTCAGGAAGCCCTGGTTGTCGTTAATGCCTGTCGTGGACGATGCCGTGATCGTTATCCCCACGCCCGACGTGGCCGAAGGTTGCAGGGTCGTGGATGTATCGTTCAGGGGAAGCCACGGGCCGTCCTGCCATGCCACCTCGGCAAGCGACCATGTGGTATGGCCGAGGCGCTCCAGCTTGTGCGTCGGATAATCCCCGTGGAACATGTAAAGCACGTCCGCGCTCTGCGGGCCTTCCACGGTAAAAAGATCGTCTTCCCCCCAAGGGGTATCGATTTCGACCGGCGCATTGTCTATCAGGGAAACATCGTCGATCGATATCGTCTTGTTTCCATTGGATCCGACATTGCGGAACTGGATATAGAACGGCGATGCCGTCGGCGTGAACGCGATACAGTGATAGCCGACCTCGCGCTCAACGGAACTGAATATCTCCTCGCCCGTGCTGGAACTGCCGACCTGAAACTCTATCCGGTCGCCCGCGTCTCCGACAATGCGGAACTTGATGACATGCTCGACATCGGTTGCCGTGGTCGTGATCGACTGTTCCGCCCACCCTATATCGCTGGCCGTCGCCCCGCCGGGGACAAGGTTCATGTCGTTGTTCGTGGAATCGTGCGCGATAGACCCGCCGCCGGTAGACCGGTTATCCCATCCCGTCACATTGCTGTCGAACGTGCCATTCGTCACCGAGGCATCGGTATCGGCCACGCTGATCTGTGCCTGGTGACGGTAAAACCGCATGATCGCAGCACCCAGCTCAAGCACATATGCTTGCGTCGTGGAGAACTGGAACGATTTAAGCCGCCCCTTCACCGCAGAGGACTTGAGGGCCGCAGCGTAGCGCGTACCGGGCCGGCGCATTCTCCCCCCTTCGGACAGGGGGATGATGTTTTCGCAAATCTCCAGCGCATTCGGATACTTGGAGAAATCCGTGCGGGCATAAAGACGCGGGCTTAGTTCGCCTGCGTTCCCTGCCGGTGCGAAGTCGTGAACGCGTGGCATCAGTCAGCCCACGTGCGGCGGTAGCCCCGCCGCTGGTTCGTCCACGAACCGATGGGGCGGCGCTGCGGAAACCCGCCCATGCCGTCCGCCGACCGGGCGCGGGACATCGCCCGCGTAAATTCCTTGCTGTTCTCCGCGCGGAGGGTGTTCGAACTGGCAAGCGGCACCGCCAGATCACGCGCAAGCCCGTATTCCAGAACCCGGCGGAAATCCGCCGACATCAGGTTGGGGTCCGTCACCCGCGCAACGTATCGCAGGTACACTTCGTCCGCGCTCGTCACAATGGCCCCGGTCGCCCCGATCTGTTCTTCCTGAAACACAATCGTTCCAGCGCCCGCATCGTTATTGTGCACGGACATCGTGCGGAGCCAGTCGGAGGGAAGCGGATAGGCGTAATCGAACCCGAAGGCCGGGGCCGTGGTGCTTCGCGCCAGCTTCACGCGCTTCGTGGCGAAGTTCCACGGATGCGACCGCAGGATATCGTCGCGCAACTCCTCGTAGATATCGTTCGCCGCATTGGCCGAGGGGGAACCGTCCGTCAGACTGGTAATCGGCTGTTGCCCGATAAGGCGCAGCCCGACGTTGACGATGCCGGTTTCGGAAGCCACTTAGGCCACTACCGGCGTTTTGCCCGCGAGAATGTCCTCGGCAAGCGCCTTTCCGCCTTCGTCCTTGGTCACGGCGCAGAGTTCCTCGCCCTGCGCGTCCAGAACACGGTAATTTCCCCGCCCGATATGTTCGATCGATGCCGGACCGCTTTCGGCCAGCCACCAGTCTCCGAGCCGGACAATCGCATAATCGACGTGGTTGATCTGGCGGATATCGGTATCGCTTCGCGCGATCCGTTGTAGGGATTCCTTGCGGCGGGTAATCAGGTATTCGGCCTGCCCGAGAAGGGTATCCTTTTCGTGGTTCATGCACTGGACCAGAACCTTGTCGCCGACCGCGAGGCCGTTGCTCTGCACCCGCGCGAGAACCATCGATTCCTGGATTTCCTCGACCGGGACAATCGTCTGGATCACGTAGTGTTCGCTACGCATGAAAAACTCGCCCGGCCTGATATCGAACGCCATTGCGTTTCCTTCGCTGTTTCTGAAAAAGAAGGGGCGGCCCCGAAAGACCGCCCCTGTTTGGTGCGTTTAAACCGGTTTAGGCCGGGATAAACTCGACCATCACCGTCACCGACACCGCGCCGGTGCTGGCACCGTCGGTATCGACTTCGACGGCCTGCCCCTCAGTGACGGTGTTAGCCGCCGTGGCCACGCTTTCGTCCACATCGCCGGCAGCAGAGCCGGAATTCGCGATGGTGACTTGTCCGCCGGTCACGTCCGTACCGCCGATTTCAAGCCCAACATCCGCATCGGCGCCGCTTATGGCCCCGTGCAGGATGGTCTTGACCCGGCCAATAACACCGTCGAACGGCGCAGCCAGCCACGTACTGGAGGCGGTAGAAACGTCGGTCAGTTCCGCCGTGAGCCAAACGGCCCCGTCGGCGCTTTCCGTCGTGACGACGCCCGACGACACGGTATCGACGCGCAGGGTGTAGAAGCCCTGATCGCCGCGAACGTGCACACGGTCGTCAACCGCAAGGTTCTGGTCGTCGTCGGTATTGTTGAAATACCCCGACCCCATGACCGTTGCCCGCGTATCCGTATCGGATACGTAGACATAATCGGCCTGACCCGGCGCCATACCGGAGATATTGACGAGATTCGAAGAATCGAAAGCCATGTGTCAGCCCTCCTTACGACGTTGCGATGGCGGCGGTGTCATCAAGGTTGCCCTCGATAACGCCCGTGTCGTCGAGAAGACACGCCTGACCGCTCATCATGTGGTTGACCCAGTGCGCGGCGCGGTCGCCGTGCCACGTGATATCCGCGTTAACGGCGCCATTGCTGGCGACGTTGCCGGCGGATTTGGCCGCTGCGTATGCAACCGCCTGTTTGTGCCAGATGAAGCACTTGGCCGTGCCTGTACCGGCACCGGGAAGGCCGGTCTGGCGCTTCCATTTGATGCCGTTCCATTCTTTCCACTGGCCCATGCCCTGCGTGCCGCCGGTCCTGAAGACCTGACCATCGGCGCCGACATAATCGGCGTTCGAGAACTGCTCCAGCAACATAAGCTGCGACCAGTAACGCGAGGTCACAACGGCATAAACTTCGCCGTCATCCGGTACGTCGTTTTCCCACGCGGCCTCGGCGAACTGAACCGCCGTTGCCAGGATCGCCGCCTTGGACGTAACCGTGAGAGTAACAACGCCCTGGGTCGTGCTGTCGAGAACAGTGGTAATCTGTTCGTCAACCTTGCGGCCCAGCGCCATTGCACCGCCGGCCGCGATAGCGTCGCGCTCGTCGATGTTGGTCTTTGCTTCGTCCAGCTTGTCCACCCAGTCGCCCGCGTAGAAGTCTGCGAGTGTGCAGGTGGGCGCCGTGTGGGTCTGGTTCATCGGCGTGATGGTGCCGTGACGCGCTTTCGTCGTCGCAGTGCCTTTGCCGATCACGTTGAAAGATGCCGTCGAGCCAACCACGTCGGATTTCATACGAACGGCGTCCTTGAGGTACGAGCCTTTACGCTGGTAAACCTCCTTGACCTTCGCCTCATAAGCGATAACGAAGGAAGTATCGATTGAAGTACTCATTGGAACCTGCTCCATTTGAGATTGGGGACAGGCACGCCTTCCGTGAGCCACAGAGAACCGTTCCGGTGGGCCTTTTCAGGGGCCGGTCGGGTAAGCCGTGGGGCTTCGGGTATGCGGTTTAATTAGTGTGGCGGGGCCTTACGGTGAGCCGCCGTATTCGCTCCGGGTCAGCCCGGATGAATTCTGTTTTGTCAACCTCGAAAGGGTTGAACCATTCAGGCAGCGCGGCCTTGTGCGCCGACGACCGGTTGCGATCCGTTCATCTTGGCGATGAGAGCCATCTGTTTCTGGTAAAGGCGGTTCGCTTCGTCGCGGTCGCCCTTCGCCTGCGCCTTCTCGATGCCTTCGGTGATGCCCGCCAGTTCGGTCTGGGTACGGTCGCGGTCCGCATCGGTCATGACATCGCCGAGCGAGCCTTCGTCCATTTCCCGCCCGACCTTGGCAAACGCCTTCAGGATACGCGGGTCATCGAGAGCAAAGCGCCCGTTCTTCAACTGCAATTGGCGCACGGCTTCCAGGTCTTCGCCGAACATTTCCGCAACGGCGCGTTTCTTGTATTCCACGTTGCGGTCGTAATCGTCGCCCTTCCATTCCGCCCGCAGGGCCGCCTCGGCTTCTTCGGCGTTCTTTTCGTCGGCCTCGATCTCGGCCTTCATCGCGGCGAGCGCGTCTTCGTTCACCATGCGGGCCAGTTCCTTGGCCGCCGTGGCAGAGATTTCGAGATTGTGGAACCGTTCGGCCCATACCGCGCGGGATTGCTCTACTGCTTCGGTCATTTCCATGCCTTCCGGCAGGTCCGGGAATTCGTAGGCAGATGCTTCCTCGGGAATGCCCAGCGCCTTGCGATACGCCGCGACATCCTCGGGCGGCGCGTCTTCGCCCGGCTTCACGATGGCAGCGGATAGTTTCTTCCGCATATCCAGCGCCCGCTTGGCAAGGTGATCGATATCGGTTGAGGATTCGGCCAGCTTCCGGGCGTCGGGGTCCTTGATCGCGGCCCGCCAGTCGTCAGCGGGTTCTTGTTGACCTTCACCCTCGGAAGCGCCTTCTGCGCCGTCCTGTTCGCCCTGTGCTGCGTCCTGAGCGGCTTCCTCGCCGCCCTCGGCACCTTCACCGCCACCGGATGCTTCCTGCCCTTCCTCGTCGCCCTCAGCCATCAGAAGGAATTTGCGCTCGGGGTTGTAGAGATCGAAGGCGGTATCGATGAGTCTGCGTTTCATATCGTTCCTCGTTCGCTGTTTGTCCGCGTCGGGCGCTGTGCCGGCGGTTCGGTATTCATGGTTTCAAGAACCCCAAGCACCAGTTGACGGGCACCCTCGCCCATCGCCATACGCAGGGGGTCGATTTCCGGGGTCTTCGGTATCAGCGGGCCGTCGTAATGGCCGCGCTTCAGTATTTCGAACAGCACCCGCTTGCCCTGGTCAGACCCCAGGAACACCGCCCGAAAATCCCGGTACATGTCCATCGGCTGATAGTTCGGCGGGTATGCAGCGGAAAGTGCCGTGAAGATGCTTTCGGCATCGTTGTTGATGATGGTCAAGCCGCTACCCTGATACGTGGCTTCTCTCCAGCCTCGCCGGACACCCGCCAACGCTCGTCAATCGCCTTGCGGAGCTCCATGCAGCTTTCCAGCCCCAGCTTGTCCACGAGAGCGTCGAAATCGATCTCGATACCCCCGCCGGACACCTCACGGGCGCACAGCATTTCCTTGATGGCGCGGATCTTTTCCTTCAGCGGGTCGATCTGCTCTTTCATCGTGCCTATGCGGGCCTCAAGGCTCTGTGCCTTCTCAATCCATTGGGATTCGTCCATGCTGTTCTCCTATGCTTCCACGAGGCCGGCCTTGTTCGCCGCCCCCGCCGCCTTGTCGGCAAATTCACCCGCCGCAGCCAGTGCCTGCATTTCCTGCGCGGCCTGCTGTTCCTCGGCGCGTCTCTGTCTCATCGCCGCCACTTCATCCGCGCTGTTCACGATGACATGCGGCAATCCTTCAGCCTCGGCTTCGAACTGGCCGAGCGCATCGAAGTTCACCGAATCCGCGATATCCGGGCGCTGGAGCACCGTGGCGCGTTCGATCTGGCGGTTGGCCCATTCCGCCGCCGCCGCCGCTTCGATCTGCTGGCGCACACGTTTGACCGGGCTTTCGTATTCGAACTGCACCCGCTGGCCTTGCAGGGATTCGGGGATTTCCGGCAATGCACCGGGCCTGCGAAGCATGACCTGGAAAGCACGTTCCACCATCGGGGCCGTGTAGTCCGATTCCAGCCGCCCGAAGACCGGGCCGATTTCCCGCAGGAATTCCTCGCGGCGCTGGTACACCTCCGCCGCCGTCATTTCCGGGCCGTCAACAGGCAGGTTCAGCACGTTACGGAAGAACGCGGCAAAGACCTGCTGGCGCATATCCTGCTGCATATCCCGCGTCAGCGGCATGTTCGATCCGGTATCCAGCGGGAAGAACGGATTGCCCCGCACCGCCATCGCCGTTTCAACATCGTAATAGGCCAGCCCGCCGGGGAATGTGTTCGGCGTATCGAAACTGCCATCGTTCGGCGCCATCAGGGGCGGATCGGCGGCGCGTTGCCCGGCAATCAGAAGGGTCTCACCCATTGCTTGCAGCGTATTGGCATCCGGCAGGGCGATCATGCCCGGCGAGCGCCCGTAATCCTCACCGCTCGACGTATCCCAACGCGGCACGGCAAAGGGGAATTCGTGGAACCCGCCCGCCGTAATCTCGTGCTGCGCGTCAACCTCGATCCAGTTATCGGTGTAGGGCAGGTTCTTCGCGAAAAACGCACCCCTCACCGCTTCCTCGCGGGGTACGATCGACCGCAACAGGGTAATCTTCTCGTCGAGTTCGTTCGCCGCGATCTTCTCGCGCGTCGCATCGCTGAACACACCCGTGCCGAGCCGCTCGAACCGCGCCATAGCCTGGCGGATGGTGTCGTGGTATTCGCGGTACAACCCGTCCGCCGTGCCTTCCTCGTTAAAGAAGACCGTCGCATCCTTCAGGTGGACCGACTGGAACAGCAAATGGTTGCGTTTTCGTCCTTCGCCAATGAACAGGGGAGCCGTACCGAACACCACAAGATCGAGATCGGCCTCGCCGGTCGCCTGCCGGAACCGTGCGCGGGGGTCTTCGAACGCATCCCGCAGCCCGGATTCGGCATCGGCAAGCCAGTTCTGGATTTCGTCGCTCTTTTCCAGCCTGTCACTGTCAAGGCGTATCGAGAAGTTATCGCGCCCTTCCGGCCGCAACAGCCCGGCTATGGCATTTGCCAGCCCTCTCGCCGCCTGGAGAGGCGTGCCGTCGAAAATGTCTTCTGTACGGCTTTCACCGTTGATCTGCGTGGTGTTGAACCCGAGACGGCGCGGCAGCATGACCCGCGCGAGATCGTCCCAGTGGTTTGCCCATACGCCACGGTTATCGCGCAGCTTCTTCCAGCGGCGGATTTCGTTGGCGGCGCGTTCATTCATGACAGTAACGACTTCCTGGCATTGGAACCGGGCAGTTTTTCACTGATCGAATCCAGTTTCTTTTTCGGGTCGGTCTCCATCAATTCCTTGGGACTCGGCAGGGGACTCGACTTCCCGCCGAACATCTTTCCGGGATCAAGGATATTGCCGATACCGCCGTTCATTCGCCGAGCATCCTTGCTGCGCGGGCCTCGGGACGGGCCACGGAGCCTAGTTCGTCCTCGACACCGCTGCCCGATGTCAGGATGCTGGCCCGGCGGCCCTTGCGGCGGAGTTCGGATTTGCGCTGGTTCTTCTTCGCCTCGGCAATGGCCGGGTCTTCCTGTGTCGGCAGCGGGGCGAGCGGGGCCGGCGCGGGTGCGCCGCCACCAAAGCCGGGCAGAATGTTATGTTTCATGTTTCGTTCCTCAAATGCCGATAGAGTTGCCACGGCGTTACCGCACATGACCGAATGCAGAGCATGGCCTTGACCATGCCGACGCAGTTACGCAGGATGAACGGGCTTGGCACCGGTTCCTGCCGCTGTTTCGTTTCAATGACCGTGCAGCCCTGTTCGCGGTAGAACTCCGCAAGATCGAAGCCGTCAGATTGCGTGACGTAAGCCACCTTCGGCACGCCCTTTTCGCCGTCGATACGCAGCCAGATTCCATCGTTCTCAACGCACGCAAAGCAGTGCCAGAAGCCCGGCTTCATGAACCGGCTCAGGGGGTGCGCTCCGTCGATGTTGTCGTGAAAGACAACCAAAGCCCGCATGGTCAATGAACCGTGTGACCGTCCACAGCCCGCCGGATGGCGTCTAGCGCCGCTTCGGGGCCGAGTTCCTCGATCATGTCATCGCATTCCATGTCGGTGAGGATTTGGCCTGCGTTCGCTTCCGCGTGCGCTTTCCGCGTGATGGCCCGCAACCGGGCGAGGTCCAGCGTGTCCAGGTCGCCGACGAAACGCCGGCTGCTCAGAACAAAAACCTGTCCGGTCAGGTCCGCCTCGACAATCAGCAGCCGCACGTTCGGCCCATGTATGTGGTCCGGCACTTCCGGCACACGGGGATCCGAATGCGGGGCGAGTTCCTCGAACCTCGGCGCCCCATGCACAAAGCCCTTTTCCTCGCACAGTTCGTCAATGCCCTCGATCACCTGCGACCGGTAATCCTCGATCATGGCCGGGGTCTCCCTGCCCGTCAGCCAGCAGCTATGATGTACGGTGTCTCCTGTTTTCATCAGGCAGCCGCGCGTTTGATCGCGGCCAGCTTCTCCTCGTACTCGGTTTTGAGGGCTTCGGCCTCGGCAATCGCCTGCTTCGCATCGGATTCGCGATTGTCGGCGGCGATCTCCCGTGCGACCACGGCTTTCTCCCGGTCGGCGAGGACGCTTTCACGCTCCGCCGCCTCCGCTTCCATCTTTGCCTGTGTGTCTTTCAGTGCGCGTTCGCGCCGCTCCAGGTCCGCGCCCCCGTCCTCCAGGGCCGCCCTGCCGCGCTTGAGTTCCAGGGCAAACGCATCCGCTTCCTTGCGGAGCGCAGCCTCCCGCCGGTCCTGATCGATCGATGCAACATGAGCCTCATCAACAACCTTCGTCATTGCCTTAACGGCTTCGGTCGCCTCGTCACATGCCTTGCGGGCGGCCTGTTCCGTCTCCTGTAGCTTCTGGGCGGCGGCGAGGGCTTCCTTCCTGCCCTTCGCATCGGACATCAGCGCGAGAAGCGCCACAACGCCATCAACGCCGGACTGGTCGGGCTTTGCGGGAATGTTCGGGGATTTCATCATGGCTCAAGTCCTCTGGATCACGGCGATCTTGTGGCCGCTTTCAATGTCGAAATACTCGGGATTCTCCGCGCCCATCATCCGGCCTTCGGAACCGTCTGCAACGGCGGTAGGGTCTTCACCCCACGTCACCCACGCCTTCGTGTCGCAGATGATGCGGACCCGGCGGCGCTTCCTGTCAGCCGACGCAATCTCTGCGGTCTGTGCGCTTGTGCCGCTGATCGCGACCGTGGCTTCCTGTATCGGATCGCCGAGCGCGACTTCCGCCGCCGTTTCCCATACCGTGAATTGCAGTGTTGCCATGTTTACCTCATCATCCTGCCGACGTTGCGCCGCAGTCCTTCAATAATCGTGGTTTCGTCATCGCCCGCCGCCGCAATGGCAGGCAGGAAAACGCCCTGTAGTCCCAATATGTCCAGATACCCGCCATCGGCCCCGACAGACGGCGTGGCCCCGAGCCAAACACCGGTCAGCTCGAAAACCTCGCGAAAACCGCCAGCCATCAGTCAGCCCTCTAACCCCGCCACCTGTGCGGGTTGTATGTGTGGTTCGTCTCTGCCGGCCGCCGGGCTATCCGGCTTTGCAGGCTGTTCGGGTCCGCGTGTAGCGATTGCCCTGCCCTGCGCTCGGCGATGTATTCCGTCAGCGTTTCCGCCGTCCAGCCGTTCCGCTTTTCCTCGTCGGTCGGCTCGATTAGTTCCTGTGTCTTGTCCGCATAGTCGCGGATATCATCCAGCTCATCCGCCAGTTGGTCCGATAGGCTTGGGAATTCCTCATCCATGGCGGCGATGCGGGTTGTATCGGTTGTTCGTGCGTGTCGGGCGAGGCCGTGTCGGTTTTCGATCCGGCCTCATCGTCGTAAGCATCCGACCGAACAGGCTTAAAACATCCACCTGGTCGTCATTGCGGCCATTGGGGAATGCCAGCAATTCCGCGACCAGGTCCTTTGTCCAAGGCGCGTTTTTTGGGAGATAAACCTTTCCCTGCCCCATCCTGCCTCTGATTGATTGCGCCCGCTGCACCTTGTCGCCAACCGTTGGGAACTTCTCACGCACCACCGACACCGACATTTCCTTGCCGCGCTTATCGATGAATGGCCCCAATGTCTTCTCTATCTGGGCTTTGTCTTCACCCCAACGCACCGGGCGCCACTGCTTTGCCATATCAGCCCACGCATCAACCCCCTTATCTGGGCTGACCTGCGCTCGCCACCAATCCAGAAGATACAAGTCCTCGTTTGGGTCTATCCCCGCTATCCCGTGGACGGTGTAATCTCCCGCACCATCCGACACAGCGTAATCACTGGCGCCGTAAAACCGCAGCGAGTCCATGTTCGGCGGCGTGTCATACCAACGCATCATTTCGTCGGTAAACAATATCCCGCCATCTGGCGCGGGCCTCTGTTGATAAAGCGCAGCCCAGTTTCTTGAGTCCTGTGTCCGCCGCTCTTGCTCCCAGTGCTCCACGGAAAACCATTCCGTCCAGAGCCACTCTCCGGGGGCGCGACCGATCGGGTCATCTTCCCGCTCTGCCTCGGCCGGCACGTTGATGACGTACCAATTCTCATCATCCTGCGCCCGGATCCACCCCGAAGCACCGTCATAATCTTCCGGCAAGATGCGGCCCGCCAGGTCTTCCTCATGCCACCGGGTCAGGATGAGAATAATAAACCCGTTGGGCTTCAGGCGCGTTCGAAGGGACGACTTGTATTCGTTCCATGTCTTATCACGGATCGTCTCGCTATCAGCCTCCTCGCGACCCTTGATCGGGTCGTCAATAATAACGCCGTCGGCCCGATTACCCGTTATGCCCGACAGTATCCCGCCGGACATATACGTTGCGCCGTTCGTTATCGACCAATCATCTACCGCCGCGTTATCCCCGACGAGCCGACACCCCATCACGTCCTCAAACTCAGGGCTGCGAACAATCTGCCTGCACTTGCGCCCGAACTTCTTGGCCAAGTCAGACCCGTATGATGTTGCGATGATGTTTTTTCCGGGGTTACGCCCCATGTACCAGGTCGGAAACGTCACGCTGGAATATGTCGATTTCGCAGAACCCGGCGGCATAAAAACCATCAAACGCCGGATTTCGCCGCGCTCCACCTTCTCCAGAACATCGTTCAGCACGATATGGTGCGCCGCTGGCGTTACCTTATCGGGGTAAAACGCCTCGCAATCCTCGCTCGGATCCATCGGGGCGCCGGGTATGTCGATATACTTACAATACTGGTTCAGACTATCTCTGGCCGCGTTCGCTCGCTTGCGTTCTAACAGGAGAACCTTCTCCCGCTTCTCATCCAAGGTAAGGGCCACTAGCCACCCCTTGACTTCGCTTCCAGTTCAGCAAGGCGCTTGTCAATTTCGGCCTCGCTCATACGGTGCACAATTTCGCCGTCGTGAACCACCGACACCGTATCCCCGTACTTTTTAGGCTGCATCTTGGACATCAGCCACTTACGGTTATCTGACCTCAGCTTTGATCGCTGGATCGCCTCACCGTTCACCGTGTAACCAACAACCTCGCCTTCCGCGTTCTTGCGCTCCATCCAGTCGTTTGTTCCGTCATCAGAAATATCCAGCAGTTCTTCGGCCATGTAGAACACGCGAGCGTCACATGCCTGCGCGTATTGCTCCGAGAATTCCTGGTGTTTCGATAACCAAAGGAAGATTGACGACATCGCGGGCATATCATCAGACCGCGCTATCTCTCTCACGCTCTGCCCGTCTGCGATACGGGCGCATATCTCTGCGGCCAGTTCAGGTGTGTAATCTGTCGGCCTTCCTGCCGGCATTACTCCGCCACCCCTACCCCACCACGTTCAAACCGGACAATCGCGCTGCAGCAATCAGCCCACACAGCGTCCGACTTGTAGACATGCAATTTCCCTGTCTTTGAACTGGTCAGTATCTCATATTCCTCGGACGGGCAAACCTTGCCTTGCAACACTAGTTCCAGTCTCTCGCCGCACCCCGGCCACCTCGACACTGTTACGAACAACGGATGCGGGTCATCGTCCTGCATTTCCCGCACCGTCGAGACCGATAGACTTGCAACCGATATCATCGGATTCATCACCTCGTCGGCATATTCGAAAAAGCATTCCGCCAGCGTCTCAAAATAGATCTTTTGGTCGGACAACGGCCCGAAACTGTACCGGCTATCGAAAAAATCCCTAAACGTCTGCGGCTTGTTCATTACTCCGCGCCCTCTATCCGTTTCCAGCGAATCCCGTGTTCTGCCTTCTCGATATCGATGCCGTTTGCCGCCAGGTCGGATGCGTCACCCGTTCTGGCTGCTTCCCGCACCATGCGTTCGATGTCTTCAGCGTTCATCGGATCACCCATCAATAAACGTCACGCCTTCCCACTTCCGGAACTCACAGGTAGGGTAAGGCTTTCTCAGCACCGTGTGACGCCACCATGAACGTATGCGCCAGGACAGAGGTATCCCGCGCTGCCATACGGCGCTGCGATGGTAGATGTATTCCGGCATATCCTTTCCTCATATGTTAGAAACCACAGGGGCGGCGGGCCGATCCCTCTTTACAGATTTGCATGTGAGCGTGGTTCGCCCGGCTGCGCCGCCTGTGGAATGTCGTTATCTGCTACCCGGAGTCGAACCGGACTGGCGCGGGCCTCGTTTCCTAGCCGTAGCCCCGGCTTCAGGGAGTCGAACCCCAAGGCAGCCACACCGTGCTTGGACCCGCAGCACCGCCGCAGAATGGTGTCAGTTCGTATTGGCTTCAGTTATTGGATCGGCGCTCGCGTCTGTGGTAAGCGCCTGCGTGCCGAGTGCCGTTGTGTCGTTCGGCTCATACACGGTCAGCGTGCTACCGCTCACAGCGACACGGTTGACCAGTTTGGACACAGCTCCGGCGAGTGACCGGAACGCCTTCGTGTCACCATCCCCCGACGCCAGCGCCGTTGACAAAGACCGGCGGAGCACGAAGTCCGCTATCGAGTTTTTCTGTGCATCGGAAAGCGCTACGCCATCCGTGCCTGTGTCTCCGAGGATCGACGCGACGTTGGTTACAAGCGTGTCCAGCTTCCCGTCCAGCGTCGTCCCCGTGTCCACGAGAATCGCGGCGATTTCCGTGTCGATATACCCCGCTATCGTGGATAGCTGCGTGTCGAGGTTCGCAGACGACATGCCCAGCGCCGAGCGCACACCGGCAGCGTCAAGTGGCGTGGTCGTGTTTGCGCCGTCCGTGCCGCGCATATCGGTATTCGCCGTCGTCGTATCCACCAAAACAACGCCCTGCACCTTGTTCGTGGCCGGGTCGTATCCGGCGTCTGCGAAGTCCTTCAGGTCGGTCAGAGACTGCGCATCACCACCAAGCTGCACAACGTTTGCACTCAGGTTCCCGGCCTTGATCAAAGCCAGAACACCGCCAGCACGTTCGATCGAGAACGCACCGACCCATGCATTGATAGTCGCGCCATCAACGGTCGTGCCTTCAATACGGACCGCGTATTCCGATCCTGTCGCGTAGTCCGCATGGGCGCTGGTGTCTATCGTGATTAGGTGGTTGCCGGTAATGCTGTCGAAGTCGATTGCAACCGTCGCACCGTCCGTTGCGATTTGTGTTGTCCCGCCATCTTTATGAACCTTGATATCTGCGTCAGCCAGGTTCGTAATTGTGACGGACGCCGACGGATCGTCAGAACTGAACGTATTGAACGGCATCAGAACCGTATCGTCCTCGGCGAAGTCTCCGAAATAACTTATCATTTAAATCGGCCCTCCAAAGGGTCCGTGCATAGGGTGCGAAAAGGGGCCGTGAGGAAATGAACCGCCGCCGCCACCCGCAGCCTTGAAAACGCCGACCCAGGCATACTCAATCGAAGATGTGTTACCGTTCGTAAAGTTATGAACGGCGCTGTAATTGCCGGTGCTCGATAACGACTTCCAGCCCGTGCCAAGGGTGACCCGGTTGCCCGGATTTGAAGGGCCGACAAAGTTGCGGTCGCTGTAATCTACGGCGCTACCATCTTCGATGTCATCATCGGTCGCGGTTTGAGACAGCTCCCGGTTTGTCCCGGCGGTAAACGCCATCGCATCAGCGTTAGTTGTGGTCCCCGTTCCGACCGTAACCGTTTCATCAGATGTAGGAGTGTCCGAGACGAAGTTATCGCGCTCAAACGGTGCGGCGGCATCAACCCCAGAGAATTCGTAAATCGTCAATGCGCCGCGATTGGCGGTATTGACCTGCACAGATGACGCTTCGGAAGACCCTGCGATCTTATACCACGCATTAAACTGGCAGCCCGTGTACAAACCGGTGTCGTAGAGTGCCACCTGACTTTCCGCCAGCGTCCAGCCGCTTGAAGTCATCCCCATAGTTGCGTCGCCGCGTACATCCGAGCAAACCGCAATTAACAGGTTGTCTTCAACCGGCGTGGAAGGCCAGGACACAGACGGAGAACTATTAACCCCGTTGTATGACGTGCTGGCCTTCTGGACATACGCAATCGCCATCTATACCGCCATCACCGCGTTGCGTCCGTCCGCTTCAAGAATGATGGACTTACCTGCGATCTGGTCATTCGTGACGCGATAGTGATAATCGCCAGCCGGAAAATCATCCTGCGCCTGCAACGTCTTGACGCCCCCATCCAAAAGATACATCGAGACTTGAAGGTCTTCACCTTCCACCCTAAATAGGGCGTCTGTGTGCGTCGCGTTGGAAGACACCGCACAGACCCACCGGTCACCGGGGGATATCTCGCAACTGACCGTCCCACCGGCCAGAACAAAATCATCACCGGAGCGCACGGGTGCAAAACTCTCAAACGTTAGCGGCATTCAATATAAACTACCTATAATGAAAAACCCCGGCAGGGCGGACCTTACCGGGGTGGAATTCGTGGCGGCGCTCTTAACGACGACTGCGAGCTACGGCCTTTCCAGCGTTATCCTAGGTTCGCTGTTCTCTGCCGTCCGGACGCCACCCCGGACCCTCCGCCTTATCAGCCCGCCAGAGGCGCATCATCGAGAGGCGGGCGGGCTTTGTTCAAATGAGTCGCGTATCGCGATCTTAGGAAGATTGACAGAAAGTGTCGGGATTGCAAGCGTAAATATCAATATTTTGCGATTATTTTATAAATGGTTGATTTTAAACGCTATATCTAGCCCCTCATCCCATGCAATTCGCAGTACAGATCCAGCCCGGCAAGCAGGTTCGGCATCACCCGCTTATCGTCCATGCGGTAAAGCTTTGCCGTCGCCTTCACCCCCTGGCACTCGGATATCATGAATATGATAGGTGCGTTGCGGATGCCCTCGCCCGCACATGCCTTCGCCCATTCGAAATAACGGCGCGACATTTCCGCCGCCCGTTCCGGGTTCACCTGCTTTCGCCCGCCATCCACCCGCAACAGGTTGAATCCGCTTTTCATCGCCACGTCAGACGCGCGAACCTTCCAGCCGTAGTATATCAGTTCGAAGGCGGTTTCCTGCGCCGGGGTCATGTTCTTGAATATCCGCGCGTCCAGCTTCCGGCGCTGCACCAGTTCCGGCCGCTGGCGCACCACCCTGCCGCCGCGTATCTCGCCCGTGGGGCGCAGGTTGTAGTTCTCGGTCGGATGGTTCCGGGCCGCGTACTCTACGGCGTCTGTGTCGATGTGGGCGCGGTAATTCATGCTACTTTTCCTCTACCAGTTCATAGGTCCGGCGCAGTTCGGCCATGTCGATTTCCGCGCTGTTGCTCCATTCCAGACTGCCGACCGCCGCAAACTCCGCGTGCCAGCCTTTGGTGAACTCAACCACGTCTCCCCACAAAAGAACGCGCCCGACAACGATGTGAAACGGCACACCTTCGTATTCCGTCAACGCCTGCTTGCGTGTCTTGAATGCGTGGATGCCTTCACCCATTGGCAATCCGACCTTATGGGCTTCCATCGGCTTGCCCGGCTCCCACTCCGCCGCGTCATTGGTCATGCTGTAAAGCCAGCCATGCTCGACGCGCCATGCCCGCCATGCCTCAACCTCGCCAAGTTCTATGCCGGTGTTTTCGACGGTCGGCGGGTCGGGTTCTTGATAAAGGGTTAGTCCGCCGGGGTAGACGCTGGTCGGGGATTGGCCGGCTCGCGCTTGGGCGAGGGCGTTGGCTTGGGCGGCTGCTTGCGCTTGGGCTGCGGCGAGGGCTGCGTGAGTGGTTGCTTGATGGGTTGCTTGAGCGGCACTGCCGTAAACCGTCGAACGGGTGTTCCTATATCCGCCATGTTTTCCTCCTTGTATCCAGTATGAATCATAGCCCGCACCGGGGCCGCTGTAATTTGACATGTCTGACCTCATTTTCGGTCGGTCGGGGTTCGTAATAACCACAAGCACAAAAACAATCGCACCGAAGGCACCCAAAACGATAAAGGCCGGTGTCGGATCCATGCTACTTTTCCTCGTGGGGTTGGATCATGGCGCTAGCCGACGGGTATTTGTGGCCGTTTGAGCATGTGTCGTCGCCGTTCGGCCGTCGCTCTCGCTTAACGCCGGGCGAGCCACAATGCGGGCAATACCCATATGGAGGATCGGGGACCGGCTGCGGATTTTCCCGGTTCCATCTTGCAAGAGACGTGTGCCCGAATACTGTGGGCGGCGGCTCTAGGTTCCACCCCTCAGCCTCAAGGTGCTGTCTGTATGCGGATATGGCGGCGCGGGCGGCATTGTTAATCAAGGTCCAGTGCGCAAAGGGGAACTGTTCTCGGATAACCTCCGCCACCGCTTCCACTGCCCTGTCGTCTGTGTTTTGGTTGGTCATGGGGAATCCTCGCGACACCACTTAATCCCGTAAAAAATCCATCCGACCGTGCCGATTAGCACAAGCAATACATCGCCAATGCCGGGCGAAGGCACCATCGCCACGAGAGAAATCGCGTAAAAGGCCAAAAACCGTGAAAAATTATCCGCCATCACCCCGCCTCCCTCGCCCGTAGGCTGGCTATGCAGAGGGCGAGATACACCGTACCCCCAAAATGCTTTTCCTCGTCACCAACACAGGCATAGGGGGTTCCGCCGACATGCCCGTTTACGTCTGCGGCGATCCAGTCATACCCCTCCGGCACCAGAGACCGTGCCGCGTCTAGGGATGTGGTGTAGGGCGGAACCGCCTTCTCAACGGGCACCCCCCCCATTTCCTCATTATATTCGTATGCCCCTAGTATTGTCCCCGGGTGACAAACACCATAGGTTTTTGGGACAGGCTTTATCTGTGAACCATTGAGAAAGTTCTTAATCTCCGCATCCAGTTCACGGCTACCCTGTTCAGCGGCTTCGAGGCGTTTGATTAGGTCGGTCATTCGAATCCCTTTCGAAGTGTGTCCAATTCCGCTTTCAGTTCCGCATTCTCGCGGCGCAGATCTCTAATCAGTTGCAAGTTGGTGTGCCAGATGTCGTAAAGCGCGGCCTGCCCCGTCTCACCGCCGCCGAATAACAGCGAACGGTCGGACGGGCGGGAGAGTTTGTCGATTTTTCGGATTGTGTCTTTGTCGGTCATGATCTTCTCCACCCGAGGAAATGCGAATTCAGGCAGACGACCAGCGCCACATAGGCCCCGTAACTCGCCCTATCCCAATCGCCTTGGAACCACCCAGCTATTCCGATACAGCCGACGGCAACTCCCACCCCTCCCGCCCACATGGCCCATGGGTTGATGGATATATTTGTGTCTTTCATGTCCCCTGCCCCTCAAAATGCGGCATCGATCGGCGGGCGCTCGGGCTTTCTACGATTACGCGCCTCATCGCTTGTTCATCCAGTTTCGTAGCGGCCACCCAACAATTTGTGGAGGGATAGCGTCGTCAATCCACTCGCCCGCCCTGCCGACCGCAATCATGACCTGGACAATAATCGTCACCGGCAGCCACGGAAGAAACGCGGGGAAAGCAACCCAAGCCTTCCATCGTTTCGGATGCTTCCGCCGCTCCGATTCAATCCTTTCCTCGCGCCTCATTCCCCGTCCCTCAGCTTGCCGGCATCACGTAGGGCTTGGCAGATGGTGATGGCATTCGGAACGAGGCATGACCCACAATTGATAATTTCTTGCACCACGTCCTCGGCTGTCTGGACTTCGATAAGGTCAAGGTCAGAGAGTGCGTCGCTGTCATAGAGCGATCCATCGGCGTGCCAACTCGTCACCACCCTTATGCCGACCACCTGACCGACTACCGGCGTTTTTTCTGTCAGGCCATCCACCGCATAAATCCGCACGTCCCTGCCGTTGCGGGTCCGGTACTTCTTGTCCATCGATATCATTGCTGTTCCTCCGTGTGTGTCATTCCGCTGCCCTCACCGGGCGGTATTCGTCTAGGAGTTCCGCTTTTTTCCGGTCAATCGCCTCGGCCATCACCAGCAGGGATTCCCCGCAAAACATGTTCCGATGATTGGCGCGAACCTGCCCGATCCGCTCGCGGCCTGTACGCTCCGCATCGATCATCCGGGCGATATCGTCGTCCTGGGGCGTCTTTCCGGGGTGCCGGGTGGCCCACATGTGCAATTCGTAGTGCCAGCCCTGCGCCAGCGCCCGTGCGCCGGTCTGCGAACGCAGCATTTGACGCGCCCATTTCTCCGGCAGCGGCGGGTCTTTCTTCTCAATCGACTCCCTCGGGGTGAGCACGGCCTGCCCCTGTTTCAGATATGCCAGCAATTCGCCCGTCACCGGCCATCGCTGGAACGTCCATTGCTTCCGAAACATATCCATACCGGCGTGGATCGCCTTCGCCGTCAGCCCTTCCTCGTGGATATCCTCGACAAGCTGGCCGGTGAAATCCGCGTATTTCGCGCCGTCGTTTTCAAGTTTGCGACTGACCAGCCAAGGACCGTTTTCCAGTATCCTGATAACCGAGTTCTCGATTTCGATCTTGGTGGCCTTCATCTTCGCGTCTCCATTTTTCCATTCGTGCTGCCCGCGCCATGTCCTCAACCGACATCGGAGGGCCGTAGTCGTTTTCCCATCCCCGGTATTTGATCCAGCGGCAGACGTGCTTGGTGCTGGTATCCGACCGGCGGCACTCGGCAAGGTACGCCGTCCACGCGGCTCTCAGGTCGTCAGGGGGGATTTGCTTGGCATGGCGTTCCCATTCGTTGAACGCTTCCCGCTTGTTGCCGAGCGGGGTTTTGTGGAATGCCTTCGCCGACATGATCGGTAGCCAGAAATTTTCAAACGCCTCGGGATACCCCCCCGGTGCGCTCTCAGCGCACAGAGATTCTTCTGTATTTTCTAAATCTGTATTTTGTATATCTCTGTTCTTTATAAGGGTCGGGTTTGCCGGTTCCGGCTTAACCGCTTCCGGTTTTGCCGCTTCCGGTGTATCCGCCGTTTTCGCGTCAATAGTGGCGGGTTTCGCGCCCTGCGCTGTGTCGTAAACGTGGAAGTCGTACCGGGCGAATTTTCCGCTTGTCCGCACCTCAATACGTTCGACATATCCAGCCGAAATCAGTTCATCCAAGACGCGACGGCATTTGTCCTTGCCCGCCCCTGTCTGGCGCGTCAGGTCCGTCAGGTTCGTTTTCCAGCCCTCGGGCTTGCTCAACAGGTAGGCCAGCATTCCCCGCGCTTCCCATGAAAGCCGCTGGTCCTGCGCCGTGGCGTTGTGCATGACGAAATAGTTCGATTCGGTCTTGCTGCGGATTATCGGCATTAGACAGGCGCCACCTTCTGATTCTCACGCGCCTGAATAACCGCCCTCTCGAACGCCTCCGTGCGCTCTGTCCAGTCCTCACGCGCCCGTGCAGTGGCGACCCGGTGCAGGCGGTGGGTTGCTTCCCTCAACACAGCCGCATCCACGTCAAGCGTGGCTATCGGCTCGCCAAAAGGGCAATCCAGGAAACCGACAACCTCGCCCTGTTCGTTCAGGTAGCGGCGGGCGAATATGCGGCAGCAATCAACCGCATCAATCGCGCATTCACAGGCGGCGCACAGTTCGGCTTCGCCCTCGGATCGGATGAATGAGTTACTCGGCATCACAGGTAAAAGTTGCGGTCTGAAAATGTCGGGATATCCATGTAGGAAATCGCCAGATGGTCGGCTTCTGCCTTCCATATCGGATCCTTTTCGACCCGCGCCCATCCGTGCAGCACGGTGGAATGGTCTCGGCCCACAACCCGCCCGATTTCCTTGGATGAATACCCCTTGGCCTCGCGGAGAACGTACATATACGTCTGGCGGGCGCGGGATATCCGGTGATCGTAAGTCCGCTTGGCAAGGTCCGCCGGCGGGAGATTGAACTTGTCGGCAACCGCCACCAGAATGCGGGCGTTGTGTACTTCCTTGGGTACGAATGTCATGCTTCCTCCTTTAGCGCACATGTCAGCAGCCCTATGGCGTCTGATTCGTCCGGGTTTGCAGGGTTGAAACCGCAGTCTTTCGCCCATGCCATGACGGCCTTTTTCGCGGCGGCAGTGCGGCGCGGGGCCTTGCCTTTCAGCACCACCTTTCGCCATTCACCGGCCTTGTAGAACCGGCGCTTGATGCCCTTCTGGACGCAGATTTTTTCGACCAGGAACACCAGCCCGCGAATGTGCGTCACGCTCGGGGAGTTCCCGAACGGCGGTTCCATAACGATGCATTCCAGATCGTGCAGGTCGATCAGCGAGAGGATATGCGCCTCGAAATAATCGCCCATCTTTCCGTAGTCCGTCATGAACGGGGAAAGGTCGATTGACCCGTAAAGCGTCCTGCCGCCCGCGCTGATTGCGAAGCCGGTGTTCTTGGCTATGTCCAGGGCCAGCGCGTTCATATCAACGGCTCCTGTACGGGCTTGGCGGGGGGTTCGATGAACATGTCCGGCTGTGCGTAGGCGTCTTCAATCCGTTTACACGCGATGTCGAAATAGCCGGGGTCCAGTTCGATACCGATGAACTTGCGGCCAAGCTTGGCGCAGGCGACTCCGGTTGTGCCGCTGCCCATGAAGGGGTCCAGGATGGTTTGTCCGGGGTTGCTGAACAGCGTTATCAGTTCCCGCATAAGGGAAACGGGTTTCTCTGTCGGGTGCGCTCCGTGCCGGTCCTGCGGCTGGCAAAAGTGCGTAAACACGTTGCGCCGCCCTCCGCCGTTCCATGATGCGTGACCACTGCCGCACCATGCTGCGACGAACATTTCCGCACCCATCGCCGGCCCCTGCCCGTTGAACTGCGGGGCGCTGTCAGGCTTCACCCAGACACACGCCCGTTTGTATTTTGCTTCGGCCCTTTCGATTTCGTCGCGCCACGGGGCCACACCTTCCGGGGTACAGAACAAAACAAGCCACCCATTGGCCGCGCCGACCAGCATTGGTGTAACAGGGCCGCGCAAATAATCGACGCTCTCGAAATCGATGGGAGGCGGGTTGGCGTGCCCGTCTATTCGGATGCGCTTTTGCGCCCCTCTGACTTTTTCTCCGCGCTTGCTGGCGTGCATGTGTTTTTCATAGGGCGGATCCCCGATAACATGATCCACCCCGGCGAGCGTCGGCAGCACGTCGAGGCAATCGCCCTGATAAAGCGTGGCATCGCCTATCTGTACGGGGTTCATGCCACCCCCTTGAATGAATGGACCGCAGCGGCATATTCAGCGCCCCGGATTTGAACCGGGGAACCAGTCACTGATAAGGTTTGACGGTTTCGAACCCGTCGCGCCCGGTTGGCCAACCTTGCCAACGGTGCCCTACTGGACACCTCTGCGGTCCTACCGGCCCGAAGGTCGGTATCTGAATAAAAGGCGCTCCCGGAAGCCGTATCATTTCCGGGCCTTGTGGCGGTGAACGGCACCCCCACGGCGGGGAAAGGAGCAAAAACCGCCGTGTGTGAATAAAAAGCCCGGCAAACGCTACGCGCCGGGAGTTCGACCGGAGGCAGACAGGGAGGGGTAGCCTCTACGGTCGGGGGGAGGGTCATCAGTCGCGCTCCGTTTGTGCGGAAACGCCGTAGGAGGTTGGCTCTGCTTACGCCAAAGTGGGGCAATTGGAGGGGCAGAGCGTTGTTCATTTCTTGGCGCCACTGTCTTCATACGGGGAGAGTTTGATCATTTGGTCCCATAACCCCTTGACCATGCCCTCCGCTTTCTCTTGCGTCATATCGGCCATAGCAGCGTCGGCCTTGTCCCACCCGGCATCACCGGGGAAACCAGCCGCTATCGCGCAAATTCCGATACCGAAACGCTCACCATCGACATAGAAACGGAGTTCCGCCCCGTCCTCGTCGTCCATCTGATCTTTTTTGACGAGAATTTGTCCGTACTTTTCGCTTTCATAGATCTTTGCAAAACCAGTCATTCTGCCGCCATCCCCTGAGCAACAGAAACCGGGTGATTGATGGGCCGGGGCTTCGGGCGGTGTTCGTTGATTTCGGCCCGCGCCGCGTCAATCGCCATGACCAGCGTGTGCAGGGCTTCCTCGATTTCGTGTATCTCGCCCGGTGTCAGCTTGCCGTCCGACCATCCCTTGCGTATCTCCCCCGCTACCGTGCCGAGGGAGTCGGTCAGTTGGGCGAGGTGATCGAACAGACACCGGCCCGCCGGGGTTTCGTTTCCGGCAAGGTCGGTCAACTGGCGGACAGCGGCCTTCAATACCGGCCCGCGTATCCCGGTTTCGCGCTGATAGGCGGCGTCCAGTTTTATGGCCTGCTCAATTGTCGGCAGGTCGGTCTTGTCGGGATCGGACCAGAACCGCACCATGGATTCGCTTTTGCCGACCGCCTCTCCCGCGCCGTCCGGCGACAGGACGGCCATTACCTGTGTGATTGCGTGGGGGATGGACCCCGGCTCGCGCAGCTTGGTCATTCAAAAATCTCCCGCTTATTGGAATGGAACGCCCCCTGCCCGCCTGCCATGTTCAGTGCATGGAGAACTGGAAAAAGCTTGGGGATGTTTGCGAAGGACTGGTTCATGCCGCCTCGCTCTCGAACAATTCGGCATCGAATTCCACGCCGTGTTCTTTGCAGGCCGCCTCCACCTCAAAACGGCGATACGGCGGAATAACCCCCGCCTCCCGCCACCCCTGTACGGTGGATGCGTTGCGATGTCCGAGCGCCGCGGCGAAGGGGCGGATACCGCCGAAAGCGTTAATCAGTCGGTCGGTTTTCGTGAGAGGATTTTTAATCATAATCGCTAATGTACGATTGCCGTACCAAAAGCGCAAGAAAAAAGTACGATCTAAGTACGTGAAATGCTTTTAATGCCGGAATACGACTCGTGTATGCACAAGTGGATCAAAGCCCGGCTGCGCGAGATCGGCAAAAAACAGAAAGACTTGGCGGCAGCCATGTCCCTGCCGCATACGAGGGTCAGCGAAATCATATCCGGCAAGCGCGCCGTCAGATCGCATGAGGCCGCAATCCTCGCCAGTTTTCTTGGCCTTAGCGGTGATGAAGTCCTGCAACGGCTCGGCGGCGAAATATCGGATGCAGAATTTTCGGTTGTGCGCCAACCAGTGATTCATGTTCCGTTAATATCGTGGGTACAGGCTGGAGAACTAGCAGAAATTAGCGATCCGCTTCCCCCCGGAGACGCTGAAGAATGGGTAGCGGTGGCAAGTATGAAGGCGACACTGATTGCACTTCGCGTGCGGGGAACATCTATCAACCGGGTTGCACCGGACGGGGCTGTAATCATCGTCGATTACGCAGACACGGACCCCATCAGCGGAAAACTGTATGCATTTCGGAATGGCGACGGTGCTGGAGCGGTGAAGCGGTACAAGGCCAACCCGCCGCGTTTCGAGCCGGATTCAACCGATCCCCACGAGACGATTTTCCCTGACGAACACACGCACATTATAGGACGCGTCGAAACGGTTATTGTCTCGGTCTAAAAAAATGTACGGATAACGTATTTTTTGCTTGACGTATTTGTACGGTGATCGTACTTTAAGGGCATCCAATCAGGAGATGCCCGATGACCAGCTACTACATTTCCCGCGCAGCCAGAGACGACGAAGCCGAACTTGAGGCCGTTCGCGATCAGGTTGCAGCCCTTCGCGCATATTGCCAGCGCTCTGCCAAACGGCTCAACAGCGCACAGTCTATCGACAACGTTTCTGGGTTTCTGGATGCGCTTGACGACGCCCTTGCAGACCACATCGCCCCGGCCCTTGCCCTTCTGACCGACGACGTTGCCGCCGAGGAACGCGGTACGGCGCGGGTCCATCTGACGGAGGCGGCGGAATGAGTTTCTTTCAGAAGATGCTGGCCCTAATGGGTCGGCAATACGTCTTGCTGGTTCACCACGACCGAAAGAAAAGGGTTTGTCGCGCCTATGTCTTGGGCGGCGCTGTTTACGCTCACCCCTATTTGCCGGAGACAAGATGCAAGCTGTTGCCCGGCGGCAAGGTCGAGGGTGAATGCTACATCCACGGGTGGGAACCAATCACGCCCAAAACCATCGCTCTGCACAAATCCCTTTCCCGCAACGAGGCTATTAAACGCTCCAACGCCGCAAAGGTCGTGAACCTCTGGGAGTCCCAATCATGAAAAACAGAACAAGCAGACTCGAAGGCAAGATCGACGGCATCCAATCAGACATCCGCGATGTTGACATGGAGATCGCCGCCCACCTGACCGGCAGTGTCAAAAAGCTGGTCGACGCCGAGAGCGAGCGCGGAAAGGCTGCGGAAGTTGAAACGGCTATGGCGACAATCGCCGCCGTCTACGCAGCGGCCCCGGAACACGCACAAAGCGCAATCCTGCGGCGGTTGAATGGGTACGCCGAGAAGATTGCCCACGAATCCGAGAGTTACGGACAGATGAAATTCACGGGCGCGGCCGTCTATCGCCCTGTGGCTGCACCCGCAAAACCTGACTTCTCCTGGTTCCTGCGCGGGGAGTCCCAATCATGATCGGGGGTAAGCCGTGGACTCCGAGCATTGAATTGTTCGACGGCGAGACCGCGATCAACGAACCGTGTCCTTGGTGCGGACGAGAAGAAGAAGGGGAGTGGATCACGCCTTGCCCTTCGGATGATTGCCCAAGCCATGACGCCATCCAGTCCCGCGCACGGGGAGAGAGCAATGAGTAAGGATGTAGAGACGGCAAAAATCCGCTCCGCCCTTCAGCAGTGCGAGGAATATCTCGACCAGCGGGCCGACGCCGATTGCGACGAAACCGGCTTCATCCCAAACGAAGAAATGACGCTTCTGGCGGAGGTCAGAGACGCCCTTTCCATGCTTACCGAGGAGACAGGCAATGAGTAAGAACGCACCGGCTTTTCCGGTCGCCCTCGGAACGCAGGACGATCAACACGAATGTGGTTTCGGCCTCACCAAGCGGGAGTATTTCGCGGCGGCGGCGCTGACGGGTTGGCTGGCGCACCCAGAAACAACCACGGACGACCCCGAGCGAATGGCGATTGTCGCATACATCATTGCCGACGCAATGCTTACCGAGGGGGAGAAGGGGTGATGGGCAAGACGTTTTTTGAACTTCTGTGGCGCACCCTTTGCGGGTTAGTCGCCCTCGCGTTTCTACCGCTCGGGTTTCTGTGCGGTGTGGTCAAGATCGGTTTCGGCGCGGGCTACGAACTGGCTGAAAAACTCAACAAACGAGGCACCCCATGACTGACCCCGTATTCGTAGAGAAGGCGCGGGAGGTGTGTGACTCTCTCAATATAACTTATGTCGATGGGCCGGAAATTCTCGCCACCGCCTTACAGGAAGCGACAGAGACAGCGAGGAATGATGCGCTGGAAGAAGCCGCTGTCAAAACAATCAGCTTTGGCCGGTCGGGCGGACGAACACGCGTATCGCATAAAGCCGTGGCCGAAGCCATCCGCCACCTCAAATCCAAGGCAGGTGAGCAATGACTGAGGAACAGCGCCAGGAATTCCGGCAATGGATGAAAGACGGGATGCCGGCCCGCGCCCCGTTCGTACCGATGGAGGATGAGGAATGAAGTGGCTCAAGCGCCGTCGCGCCCGCAAGGCCCGCCCGTTTCAGCAGGCCATTGCCGACAACCAGACCAGCGCAATCAGCAAGCGGCTGCGTCTGAAACTCCTGAAACTGCACATCCAGGAGGCAACCCCGAAATGAACGCCATTTTTGCAATCGTCGCCATCGCAACAGCGGTCGCCATTGTTATGCATCTGGCGGGCGTGGAGCCGTTGATATGAGCGACACAGTAGCCGTAACCCGCGCATGGTTTGACGACACCATACACACGCCCGTGGAAACCCACGATACGCATTGGCGGCATTACCACCGCATGAAACACATGGAGCGCCGCCTAGTCGCAATCGGGCGCGCCGACATTGTTGAAGAAGCGGACAGGTACGCAGATGAAAGGATGGGGAAATGAGTTTCCAAAACGAACAGCTTGACATGCTCAACGCGCCGCTGAACAGGAACAACGTCAGGCAGCGCGAGCAGGGCCGGACGACGGTCTCTTACATCGAGGGCTGGCATGCCATCGCCGAAGCCAACCGGATATTCGGGTTTGATGGATGGACCCGCGAAACCGTCGATATCAACTGCGTTGCCGAAAACCCGCGCAAGATTGGCGAGGGCAAGGCATGGGAGAAAGACGGGTTCGGCGTGACCTACACGGCCAAAGTCAAGGTTACTGCCGGGGGCGTTGTTCGCGAAGGTGTCGGCGCGGGGCATGGGATCGATGCCGACCCCGGACAGGCGCACGAAAGCGCTATCAAGGAAGCTGAAACCGACGCAATGAAACGGGCGCTTATGACGTTCGGCAACCCCTTCGGTCTGGCGCTGTACGACAAGGAGAAATCGAACGTTAAAACGGACGCCGAAATCAACGCGCCCGCCCCCGCAACCAAAGATGAAATCTGCGCCGCGCTCGGTGCCTGCACGTCGCGCGATGAACTTGTCGCGACATGGAAGGCACACGCGCAACGCCTGAACCAGATGCAGCGCGATGCTCCCGACGACTATCACGCCTGCGTCGAGAAGAAAGACGAAATGAAAGCCGATCCTCTGATTGCTGGCGATATCGAACGCGAAGCCATACAGGGAGAAGCCGCATGAATACGCAGATTGCCACCATTGGCGACAACAACCCGCCTACCCCGTTCGAGGAAATCTCGGAGAAGATCGAAGACCTGTACAATGAGGCCAAGCAATGGCTCGACGGCGATCCGGTGGATTCACAGGGACAGGCCGATGCGCTCAACACCCTCATCAATATGATCCGGGCGGCGGAAAAGGAAGCCGACGCGCTGCGGAAAGATGAGGTCAAGCCGTTCGATGAAGGCAAGGCCGAGGTTCAGGCCCGCTACAACCCGCTGATCGGAAAGACCAAGGCCGTGACCGGCAAAACGGTCCTCGCGCTCGATGTCGCCAAGAAGGCCCTGACGCCGTGGCTCGAAAAGCTGGATGCCGAAAAGCGCGAAGCCGAACGCATCGCCCGCGAGGAAGCCGAGAAAGCCCGCAAGGAAGCAGAACAGGCGTTCATCCTGTCAGAGAAGGACAACCTTGCAGAGCGCGAGGAAGCCGAACGCCGGGCCGCAGTGGCAAAACAGGCGGATATCAATGCCCGCGTTTCCGCCAAGGACAAGGCTCATGCCAAGGGTGGCACCGGCCGCGCTACCGGGCTACGGAGCGAGTGGCGGGCGGAAATCACAGACAAGCGCGAGTTTGCCCGGTGGATATGGACGAACCGCGAATCCGAAATGTCGGGCTGGCTGAACGAAATGGCCGGCAAGATTGTGAAGCAGAACCACGACCAGGATATCCCCGGCGTGAAAATCATTGAAGAAAGGAAGGCCGTGTAATGGCTAACAGAATGGACGTACTCACCGGACGCGAGAAAGACGGAAAGACCTACTGGACACGGATCGGCGTTGCCTTCCCTGCCCGCGAGAGCGAAGGCTGGAATTTGATGCTCGATGCCCTGCCGGTATCCGGTCAATGCATCCTGCGCGAGCCGAAGCCCCGCGAAGACCGCAACACCGACCCCAACGCGGCGGGCGGGAATACCGATCCGGGTGGGGCACCTGATCTCGGGGATTCCATCCCGTTCGGTCCCGAGGTGCGGTGATGCCGGGTCCGGTTCTCTTTTCTCTTGGCCTCGTTCTTTTTCTCGCCGCCGGGCTAATTGGTTTTCTCACCGGGGTAAGGGAAGGCGTTCATTCCGTTCGAGTCCAAGCGATTAAGACGGGGGTCGCAACCCATTCATGCAACCGCACAAGCGGAGAATGCGGCTTCGAATTCATACGCCCGCCAACTAACCCACAGCACAAGCCGTAAGGCGGAAAGGAAAGATGATGGCGAAGTTTGACGTATTCGAGGTCGATATTGACAGCGGCGTTATGCGGGTGATGGGCAAAGACAAGGACGCCAGAAACGCCGAGGCTATTGAGCGCATGGCGATCATGCGCCGTGGTAACGACGATAATTTCTTCGTCACCTGCCCCGCTGGAAAGTTCAGCGAAGGCGACAAATATCAACACCCTGATTAACCACCCCCTAGTCCGGGCCGTCCTGGAGGCGTTCCCCGGTGCAGAGATAGTAGAGACGAGGTACAGAATGATTTCGGATGACGACGTAGAAAAGGCCCTTGACTGGCTGCGGGACAATGCCGACCGACAGGCGCAGGACCGTGCGAACAGGTCTTACGTCGAGGAGTTCCGCAAGTCCCTCAAGGCCCAGATCATGCGCGACCATCTTGACCTGCCCGTCTCCGCACAGGAACGCGAAGCCTATGCCGATGCCCGGTATATCCAGCATCTTGAAGCCGTGAAAGAGGCCATCAGGATTGACGAACACAACCGTTTCATGCGCGCCAGCGCCGAAGCCAAGATCGAGGCATGGCGCACACAGTCCAGCAATCAGCGGAGTATGAAGGTATGAGCGAGAAAGTGACGGTCGTTATTGAATCTGTGGTGGCGAGCTGGCTGCGTGACTTCGGTACATTTGGCGCAATCGGCGGCGCGTTCTACATCAATCACGTTTTCATGGATGGCAACCCTTGGTTATCTGCGTTCCTCCTGTTCGCCGCCTGCGTTGGTGTGGTGTCGGTAGCAAAAAGCAACACTGACTGGCGACGTTTCGACACGAAGGCCGAGGCGGCCGCATGGCTCACACAACCGGAGCAGAACACATGAACACGCGCACCGGGGCGGCATCTCCCGCGCGTGTCCCGGACGGGGCTGGTGACTCTCACGCACCGGTCCCGTCCACCCTGCGCCCGTACAAATGCAAGAAGCACGTTCACCACGTCTCGGCAAAGCCCTGCATGATTTGCGGCGCACCAGGCGGGCCTGCCCACCATCTTCTCAAGGGCTGGTGCCGGTCTGAAAAAACCGGGCTGGTCATGCGGCGCACTCAAACAGATGTCATCGTGGTGCCTATGTGCCCTGCCTGCCATACCGAACTGCACACGCAATACGGGGATGAAGACAGGTTCTTTTTCGACAAACTCGGGCACGTCTCGGCAGGGCGCGGGCGGGCTGAACAGGAATGGCGAGCATCGCCCCATTTTGTAGATCTTGAACAGGGGGAATCCTGATGACGTATGAGCAATGCCTGAACTTTCTGCGAACCGCGACGGCCCGCGTTGAGGAGCAGATAAAGCAAGACCAGGACCGCATCGAAGAACTGGAACGCGACCGCGTGGACAAGGCCGAAGCATGGGATGCCATCGCGGCGAAGAACGCCCGCATCGAAGAACTGGAGGCACTGCTAGATACATGGCAGGTGCAATACGAAAACGGGCGTGACCTTTCGCACGTCAATACCGAGACGGCCAAGGCGCTGGTATCTCAAAAACCTGCCGCCGCTTGTCGAAACGGACCGGCTCGACCAAGGGGAATCTGAATGACCCACAGAACGACACCCGACTATATCCGTGAGGTCGCCGCCGAAACCGCCACGCAACGCGACTTCTTGCTTCAAATCGCTGCCCGGATGGATCGCTTAGAACAAGGTCTGCACGACGTTCAGCAAATCGTGTTTATGCCAGACCAGCCGGAGCAAGCCTGCGCAAGGGCATATGTCGAGGCGGGTAAGGCGCTCGCTGATACGGAGAAACCGGAATGAGCAATACAGCACTGCAAAACGCCAAAGCGGACAACCATAATCTAAAAGTTCTTCTTGAGAACGCCGCCGAGGGTATCGAATGGTGGATCAGGGAGTGCCCGGAAAAGGCGAGTGAGGCAGACCATGAAATGCTCGCAGAGATACGCGATGCGCTCTCCATTCCAACAACCCCGTCTCACACAATCCCCCAGGACCATACGGGGATACGGGAAGCGGGAAAGGAATACCGAGAGGGGCGTGACGCGCAATTGGCCCCGCACACACCTGGACCGGGCGGCAGGCGCGTGCTGCCCGGCTCCGCAACCTGACGAGGGTTCAGAAACATGCTGACTGAGTATGAACAAAACGCCCTGAAGCAACTGGCGGCACGCAGTGGCCCCGTTGAACTAGAACGGGGTTTTCAGACTGACTTTTGGGAAGGGATGCACGACCGGGGTTATGCCCGGATCACGGATAGCGCCCGCGTTGGGTTCGAAGCAGTCCGGGGCACCTTTGTTCAGATCACCGACGCCGGGCGCGAAGCCTTGGCGTCCAGCAAATGAACGTGAAGCCGAAGAAGCGAAGCAACACGACCACTTACAACGCATTGGCCGACTGCCGAAACGGGAGAAACCATGAACACACACGAAGAACGCTTACAGCAGCTAGAAGAAATCGCCACGGCCAGCCGCCACGTATTTCGCCAGATGACTGATATCGCACAGTCAGATGGTGCCCCGGTCATTCAGGAGTGGGGGCTTATCGACCGGCTGGGCAAGGCGTTGGCGGCACTGGACAGAGAGACCGACAAGGAAATCGATTGGAGCCAGGGCGCAAAACCCAACTGTATCGGCTGTCGCGGTCGGGGTGTGCTGCCGTCAGGGCGTCCTATCAATAAGGGACTGCATCCGATGGAACCGGGCAGTCAACCCTGCCCTGCCTGCCACCCCAAAGAACGCATCGACGGCCTGCGGGAGAAGATCCGCGAACATCACGACTGGATGGAACCAATTTGTTGACGCCAACGAAATGGTCAAACCGTAGGAGAGCCAGGTATGCGCCGTCTATCCGATGACTGCCCCGATGCGGACACGCACACACCAACCCCGCCGGGGTATCTGGACGGGTTCGACTGGGCAGATCGAATGCTGAAGACGCACGATCAGACGAAATGCCCGACCTGTGGATTTTGGGTGATATGGAAACCGAAGAAAGCGAGATCATGATACCTACCCGAGAGCGTTGCCAAGCCTGTCAGCAGCCAAGTCCTGTGGGCTTCTCCGTCCCCGATGACGTCTGGGAGGCGGTTGTCCACCCGTCACTGCGCAACAGCATTCTTTGCCTGCCGTGCTTCATCAGTCGGGCCGACGAGAAGCTTATCGCGTGGGATGAGCAGATCGAACTCTTTCCAGTCAGCCTCGCAAAGCATCTGCGAGAAGTCCGCGGGCTGTGCCCGGAGGCAGAAACACGAGAGCGTTGCGCCACGCTTACGAGAAAACTGGGAAGAGTGCCCGGTATCACCATCACTAGCATCGCAGAGGCGATCCGAGTGCCTGAAGAGACCGACTGAGAAGCTTTACGAAAGTGCTGTTTTGCGCACCCACGCTGAGCAAAAACGAGGAGTCGTAAACCGATGGAAACACCGAAGAATGTGCAAGGCCGGTTGACGGAGGCGGTCATGGCGCTCGCCAAGAAACGCTTACCGGACGAGCATTACAACACCGTGTATTCGGCGGTGTTTTCCGCGCTGACGTGCGCAAGGGATCATGACGCAATCGTGGTCGAAGATTCGGACGAAGCGATACTCGACCACATCGACTGGTCATGGACGGTAGACCGTCAGCGCAAGTTTCTGGCGGCGTTCAATCAACGGTTCCCGTTCGATCCGAATGACCTAGGGCCGAACCGGCACGAGCGCCGCAAGGCGAAGAAACTTAATTCCTGATTTGGAGCATCAGCATGGAAAAAGGACAGACGTTGCACATGGACCCCTTCGCCCCTGGGGTGTGCGAAAAATGCGGCGCGCTTCTTATCACGGACACCGAAGTCGAATGGGCCGAATGCAATAAATGTGCGGATGCAGCATTTGAACGGAGCCGAGAACAAGCCGAGTGGGACTACTACCACCCGGCAGAAATCGAAGAATAGCAGGAGCCGTTATGGGGAATGTAACGGATATCGATGAACACCGCCCGCACCGGGTTTTTGAGGCTATGTGCGTTGTCTGCGTTCATCGGTGGATAGCGGTGTCCCCGACAGAAACACCGCTAAAGAACTTCGAATGCCCCAAGTGCAAAAGCGTTGGGGCGACCATTAACACCGGACAGGAGATTGAAGATGCCTAACACCGACCCGATGATGCAATTTTTCGCTTACGACCATTTGCCCGAACACCTGCAAGCGGTATCGCGCCCATATGGCGAACTGGCTGCCAGCGTGGTCGAGACGTTGCCGCGCAACCCCGAACGCACCGCAGCTTTGCGGAAATTACTGGAAAGCAAGGACTGCGCCGTTCGCTCTCAGCTCTACAAGGACGCCTGAGCATGTCAGCGGACATCATGCAGGAACTCGCCCGCGAACTCGATAAATCCCTCAACGGCGGCGCGAAGGCGACCGACCGCGAGAACGGTTTCGTTCTTCTGGTCTTTCCGTTCAACGCCCCGAAGGGAGCGCGGACCAATTATGTCAGCAACGGCCAGCGCGAGGACATCGTTACGGCGTTGAAAGAGATTGTCGCTCGGTTCGAAGGCGGCGTGATCGACACTGACACAATCCAGTAAACGAGGGACCAAGCGGATGAAGTGGATCAAGAGAAAACTGCGGATATGGCTGGAAATCGACGATGACGTGTCGAGGCTCGACCGCAACAACAGGCTTTTGAATGATGCCCTGGAAACAGCGCAGGCAACTGCACTGGATTGTCACTTTCGGGGCAACAGTCTGGTCATCGTCGCTTCGCGCCTGAACGGCGGGCATGTCCGGATCATCGAAACGCAGTTTGAGTCCGTTCGCGACATTGAGGAACGGCTTGGCGGGTTCGTCGCGCCGTTCGCCGTGATCGAGCCACGACAGCGCGCTAACGGTTCGCTTCGTGTGTTCGATATGCCCCACAACAGTTTTTAAACGAGCCGACAGATGGACCAATCAGGCAGCAGAACGTTACCCCGAAGCGTCAAACAAACCTACGCGAACAAGATCGACGCGGAATTGTTGAACCTCGCGAAAGACGCCGCGCGGGCCGACCTCACTCAGTTGACCGTTTCCCTTCAACGGGCGCGGGTTCTGGCTAGGTCATACATGCACCCCGACGACCGGGGCGGGATTTTATAGGAGGGCTTTGTGGCACAGAAAAACACCCCGAAACGCTGGAAAGCGATAGTCGCTTTTCCATGCTATGCGCCTTGGTTGCCGATCACGCTTTTTGTTCTCTGCATGATCGGGATAGGTCGCGTCGGTGAATGGCTGGATGAGCGTATACCGACGCGGCTTGTTGGCTGGCCTTTACGAAACTGGATGTATCGCAAATAGGAGCGGGTAACGGGATGAAGCAACGCATCGGAATCTTCCCCCATGCAGGGCTTATCGCCGCCGCGGCACTTGTCGCGGAAGGCGTTGAACTTCGCCCGGTTGATGAAAAAGACCCGCCAGCCAGCGGTGACGGCGGGTGCAAATACTGCGGCCGGGAATTTCAGACAGCCGAAGGATATCGATCGCACCTGCGGCGATATCACGGCGAAACGTAGGAGCGAGGTGACGGGATGACGATGCAGTGGCCGAAAGGTGAAATGTGCAGCGGGTGCGCGGGCAGGAAAGGCACAGAGGCAAACCGAACACCGGAAACTGTGTCGGCGCTGCGCGAGTGCATCGAAACCCGCGAGCCATTCTATTGCCATGAGTCGGTCGCGAAGCCCGACCCAGACGGAACGGCATTTGATAACGCCGGCAATCCCTACAAGCGGTTGCCGGAAAACCATTATCGGCTTTGCCGCGCCTGGATGCGCGCAACGTCGGAATAGCAGGAGGCCGAGGATGGAAAAGACCTGTTTCGAAGACAACTGCCCTTATCGCGCGACCCCGCGACCGCCGGGGCGCCGCTGCGAAGTTTGTATGCCGCTCACACACGCCAGCGGCGGGACGAATATATCTAAAGAATGGTGCATCAACGCTGCCAAGGCCGAGGGTGATGCAGAGATCGGGGCCGGTAGGCTGGCCGCTGATCCGACCTTTGATGAATCCAACTAGCCGAGCGTCGCATGGGGAAGAAATTCGCATGGACCGCCGAGCAGATTACCGAGCATTACGAGGCCGGTTTCGTACCGGAAGACGACGACGATGACGATTTTGACAATGACCCCGCCAGCGAGTGCGGCCAGTTATCGGACGGCACCTGCATGATGGCCGGGACAGAATTTTGCGACTGGGAATGCCCCATTCGTGGGCAATGAATGGAGCGAGGTGACGGGGTGGAAAAAGCGAAAGATTGGCGTGTCGATATTGACGATACCGGAGGCCCGCTAACCGGCTGGCCGAGTGTATGTAGCGAAACAGAGGACCGCTGCGTACTCCACGCGAAGGGCTTTAAGCAGGAGTTTTGGGATGGTCCGTCGCTACACGAGGCGAAGCAGATCGCGCAGCTTGTTGCAGATTTTATGAACCAATAGACGAGGCTTTTGACGGATGGTAACAGTCGATGAATTGATGGCCGAAATCAGGAATTCCATGCGAGCCCCTGACTACATGGTACGGCCGCGCACGTCGCCGGCGCTGACACAGTTCGCGGGCATAGACGTGATCGAGTCCCATCACGCGACCAGCCACACGCACGACGCTTTCGAACCGATCCCGTATTCGCCGCACCGGTCGAAACGGATCTGGAAAAAGCTATGGAAGCGCCATCGGCAGACCTGGCACCCGGTCCGCGAGCCGTGTGCCTACATGTTCTACGGAAAGATGATAATGCACCCGGAACTGGTCTGTGCAATGCGCGCCCAGCTTCCCAACTGATCGAGCCGACAGGAGGAATTATGACCGAAGACGAAAGAACACTTTTGCTGACCGTCGCCCGGATTTTGCGGGCGCGCATCCCAGAGTTCGCGCCGTCATATCAGGACGATGATCTGGCCGCGCTGCGAGAAGCGCTTGCGCCGTTCGATCCGAGTGACGCCGAACCCGTCAACGAAGAATCCAGATAGATCGAGGGAATAGAGACATGACAGCAATGACGCCAATTTCCGACGACCATCCGCTGAAACAGGCGTGGGACGCCTATAAGGCGACCGATGATTATGCGAACTCGAAAAATTGGGCGATGCAAATATCCCCTCTTGTTCAAGCGTCGGACCCCGACGCTGAGGCAAAGCGCAGGTTCGATATCATGCCGCGCGAACAGCGGGAGCGACACGTTGAAGGCTCCCTATGGGCTGCCTTTATGGAAGGCTATCGCTCCGCTGAAACGAAATCATAAACGAGCGAATGATGGGATTCTTTACCCCTCGCAAAAAGCTGCCGCAGTACGCCGTTACGCTCGAACTGAACGGTAACCACGGCTATCGAACAGAGCCAGAGTTTCAGGTGGAAGACGGGACGGCAACCGTCCACGTTCGCGCCAGGTCATGGAATGACGCCTACAAGCAGGCAACGAAACCCGATGTGCTTGGGAAACTGAAATTCTGGACGGCCCGTGTCGTTCGGATCGAGCGGGACCACTAGGGAGGAACCAGATGGATATCCCGAGATACGCACCGGAAGCCATTCAAACGCTCGCAGCATCCCGCTGGACTCTCATGCTGGCAAAGATCTTCGGCGAGAAAATCATCGGCGAGGACAGAGGTTGCGTCGCGGTGATGTACCGATGGCGCGGCAAGACGTACCTGACCGAATTTGTGAGATCGTAGGAGCGCGACATGGGGAATGTGACGAATATCGATGAACACCGCCCGCACCGGGTTTTCGAGGCAATCTGCGTCGATTGCTGCCATCGGTGGATCGCCGTCACACCCTCAGAAACAACACTGAAAGAACTCGAATGTGCCGGATGCAGCCGCACCGGCACGGTCATCAACACCGGACAGGAGATAGAGACATGACCGACAACGACCCAATGATGCAGTTTTTCGCTTACGACCATCTGCCCGAACACCTGCAAGCGGTATCACGCCCGTATGGGGAACTCGCTGCCAGCGTGGTTGAAACGCTGCCGCGTAACCCCGAACGAACCGCCGCCCTGCGTAAATTGCTGGAAAGCAAAGACTGCGCCGTTCGCTCGCAGCTTTACAAGGACGCCTGAGCATGTCGGATGACCTCATGCAAAGTCTTGCCGGTGGGATAAACAAAATCCTGAACGGCGAGGCCAAGGCCGCCGACCGAAAAAACGGTTTCGTCTTGCTGACATTCCCATTCAATGCGCCGGAAGGCGCTCGGACCAACTACGTCAGCAATGCCAACCGCGACGACATCATTGTTGCGCTGAAAGAGATCGTCGCACGGTTCGAAGGCCGCGCAATCGACACCGAAACAATCCAGTAAACGAGCCCTTTGCGGGCAGAAAGGAAGACCATGAAATACCACGTAGAAGTTTTTTACCGTTTCAAGAAAAAGAAAACGGGCGTCTGTCTCGGAATGGAGGTCACGGCGGATAATCCTGACGATGCGATAGAGATCGCAAAAGATCAGTGTGTCGGGCCACGCTGGCCTTCGAGGATTTATTCTCACGCATCCGCAACCGAGTCCAACTAGGGAGCTTCTAGAAACCCTTGGCTAAACGGCAACCGATATCATGGGCTGTGCAGGAATCCGGCTACAACCGGAGAACCCTGCAAGCCCTTGCGGCTGCCGGAAAAATACCCGGTGCCACGAAGCCCGCAGGACTATGGGTGTTTGACGTGGTAAAGTTCCGTGAGTGGATCAAGGCAGGGGAACCGACGCAATGCCGGACGATAGAAACATTTTCCAGCGCGAGGGGATATGGTGGTATCAGCGAAAAATCAACGGCCAGCGAATACGACGAAGCCTACGAACGCGCTCTGTTATAGAGGCCCGCAAACTCCGCGACGATCTCAACCGCCAGTACGACCGGTTTGCATTCGACGGAACCGAGCGGGTGACATGGAAACGCGCCGTCACGGAATGGGCCAGACACGCGCCCTCACGCCTCAAGCCCCGATCGGTAGACCGGTACAAGATGTCCCTGCGGAAAATGCGCCCTATCCTGGACGACAAGTACCTCGACGAAATCACCCGCAAGGTGATCGCCCGCGTTGCTCACCGGGAAGGGGTGTCGAACGCCACCCGCAAGCGCGATTTAACCGCCGTCTCGGACGTTCTCCGATTCGCCTGTGCGCAGGGCTGGCTTGATGAGAACGTTGCCCGCACATACGACCGGACGACCATCAGGGAGCGCCGTAGCCCGTTTGTGGAGCCATCGGAGGATGACATCAAATGCCTGAAGGAAGCCGGGCCGGAAACATGGGCGGCGGCAATGGATTTTGCCCGCGCCAGCGGTATGCGGCAAGAGGAGATATTCAGCCTCGAATACACGCAGTTCCGGGACGACGGCATACAGATTACATCGACCAAGACCAACTCCCCGCGCATGGTGCCGTGGATGCCGGGCATGAGAGAGGCGATAGACAGCCTGCCGGCCCATATCGAAAGCCGGTTCGTGTTCTGGCATGGCAACGGCCAGCGGTATCACAACGTCGCATCGCAGTTCCTTCGGATCCGCAAACAGGCAAACAGGGACCGCGAGCGCCCTATCACGATCACGTTCCACGGCTTCCGGCACCTGTTCGCCATCGAATACCTGCGGAAACACGGACGGGACCGCCTGCCGACGTTATCGCTTATCCTGGGGCATACCAGCGTAAAAACGACCGAGGGGTATCTCGGCTACGGGGCCACAATAGGGGCCACAGTAGACAGGGTGGATTTTGGATCACAGTGAATGGAGACCGCTATGGGAACGAAAGCAAACGGAGACACCGCCTTTTACACATTCGATGGCGACGCCCTGCGTGAACGCGATAAGGGCATCCAGAACAAGGCCAGAAAGCAACGAGACCGCCTTTGGTGTGAGGCAGTCGTTAAGTCACTCGACACAGACGGAATCGAACTTGTGGTTTCTGAATTTAACCGACTTCGTGCGGGTCGCTAGGAGGGATGTGAAACCCCTAAACATCTGGCATAGCGCCGGATAATCACCATATACAAGGGGCCACAAAAAGGGCCACGCGTATACTGGTTTCAGGCTATATTCAGGAGGGGAATTCATGCAGAAAACGGCAGAATTTGGCGGAGAGAGAGGGATTCGAACCCTCGTCAGAACTTACGCCCTGAACTGGTTTAGCAAACCAATATGCCATCCGGGCAGAAGCCCTTTATATGCGCCGTTTATGGCGGTTTTCCGCCGGTTTCGGGCCGCGCTGATTGCGCCAATAGCGTATGCAGGGCTGTTTTGCGGGGCCACAATAGGGGCCACAGCGGCGGACATGGCGAAAGTCCGGCAAATCAATGCCGGGGTCAACCGATCGATCCATTACCGGCCCGATTACGGCGGGGATAAATGGTCGCTCACCGGGCGGTATGGCGATTGCGAGGATTACGCGCTGCGGAAAGTCATGATTCTGGCACGGCATGGCATCAAGGCCGAGATCGGCTATTATTTCCTGCCGGGTGGAATCGGCCACGCGATTGCAATCGTCGATGGCATGGCGCTTGATAACAGGTCAGACCGAATCGATACTGTTCCGACCCTGTACTGGCGCGGCGTTTTGAGAGGGAATGCGGTATGGACAACCCACGCGATGGGAAAGCCCGCGCCGGTTGTGAAATTTCGTGACGTGGAGTGAGTGAAAATGGGAATGTTCGATAACCTGGTAGCCGAATGCGAATTGCCTGCAATCGGCAATACCCCTCGCGTTTTCCAGACAAAGGACACGCCGGCGCAATGGCTCGATACATACAAAATCGATGCAGACGGGCTGCTATGGCACGAGGTTTACGACATCGAAGACCGATCCGATCCAAAGGCGGATGGGTTAAAAAGCATGGTCGGGTCGATGACGCGTGTAAACAAGAGGTGGGTGCGGGAGAGCGGCTTCACAGGTGAGATTGTTTTCTACACCTTCGCCGACGAAAAGCGACAGGACGGCTGGCTTGAATACTCCGCCTATATCACGGATGGGGAATTGGTCGCGATGAACTTGATAAGAAACGAGGCTTGAAAGGCTTACCGCCCAACGCCGCGCCACTTGTCCATCGACCGCGCCCCCGTGTAGCCGAGATACCCGGCGCCGAACAGCCACCACAGGCTTTCCGGGATCGCCTGCAACAGATTGGTCAGGTTGCTGGCCGCCGTCGCCACGT